CCTAAGTCAGCACAGAAGGAAGCTTCTGCTATCCATTCTTCATCTGGAAAGTTATCATTTAAATAATTCTTAATGACACAGTAAGTTTCTGTTTCTTCTTCCCCTAAGAAACCTCGTTCAATCATGGCGTGAATTTCAGTACCTTTTTTTGCAGCCTCTTGTCCTATCTTCTTAGAGTCTATCTTACATCTGTAAGCAAATTCTTCTACAGATTCTAACACGTCTTTCTCTAACGTCATGGCAGAGTTAAGTGCTTGGTTTATTTTCCAATTCTCTAACGAGGGTTTGGCTATCATGCCAAGAACAGTTGTGACAGAGGGTACTAGCTTATCTTTCTTTGCATCTCTAAGGGTAGTATTTCTTTCCTTACCATTAGCACCTATGACTGTGTACATTGGGTCGCCCTCTTGGGTATACCAATGACCAGATTCCGACTTAAATTTATTAGCCGACAATGTATTATATACTTCTTGTGTAGAACTGTCAAGTGTTCCTTTATTTTTTTCCATCTTCTGACTCCTTAAATGCTTTGATTACATCTGATGAGAATAGTTTTTGTAGATTTACCAAGAACATTTTACTAGCGTTGTGGTCTCCACCAGATACAGTTTTAAATGTATCAAGCTTATCAACTATAGTTCTAAGCACATCTGTTTTAAATACAAGAGTACAAAACTCGTTGTCTCCTACACATAAGTTATGAAACCAATAGTCTGATTCAGTTGCTCTAATACCAGATGGCTTGTTCCAAGACTCATACTCTATACATATGTTACCTGTCTTCATCCACATTCCTTTCTCTGACTTAACCTCTATCTTCTTACCGGTTAACATATCTTTTATTTTATCTTCTCTTATCTCTCCATACTCTAAATCAATATCAAACTTCTTTCTATCTTCTTTAACTGGTTTCATTTTTTATTCCTTTTTCTTTATATAGTTTTTTATAATAATTACCAACCTTTAAAATTTCATCAGGACTTGCACAGGATTTAATTGTATTTGCTAGCATAGATATAATTATAATGTTTTCTTTTACGTAACCTTTTAAGGGAACAATCCTGTCTATTGTTGGAGAGTTCTGCCAATTGTTTTCTTTATCTTGTTTATTAATTTCAAATTTAAAACCAAATACAGGACAACATGTTGTAATTATTTTTTTTAAATCTTTTGTTTTTAAATTAAAAGGTAAGTTGTTTTTATTTGCTCTTCCTCTTGCTCCCTCCACTAAATCACTCAAGTGTATCGGAGAGCCTACTGTTTTTTGTTGTCTTTGTTTAACCCTCATTTTATTATGGAGTTTAATATAGCAAGAATTACATTTATAAATTGTGTTTTTATAGTTTGAAGCATAACAATTTCCTATAGTTGAGCCAGCTTTTTTAGGAATTAAATTAACAAAACATGTTGTGCATCGTTTAGTTATATTGTTTTTGTTAATGAGTCTCACTCCAATTCCCTCCTACCTTGTATTCACCATCCAAAGGACAACGAAGGTTAAAATATTCTCCTGCTTTTATTATGCTGTCAACCGCTAGTCCTCCTGCAAAATCAACTTGAGTTTCCTTTACTTCTATCTGCCACTCATCGTGAATGTTTGCTACAAATTTATAGTCTATACTATTTAATTTTAGCAAGTCATCTAACATGACAAGTGCTTTCTTCATAACGATAGCACCTGCTCCCTGTAACAAAGTGTTCAGGGCTGAGTGTTGATTACGAACATATAGCTTTCTTCCATCTAACCCTTTAAGATATTTTTTTGTTGAAGCTCTTTGCACCCTGTCTCTAAGAGATTTAAATGTAGGTTTATTATCAAAGAAATATTGTCTAGCTCTTTTACCATCTGCTGTATTTCCTCCAACCACTTTACCAAGCTTCTCATCTCCTGCTCCGTACATGAGTGCATAGATGAATGTCTTTGCCGTATCTCTAGATTTAAGTTTTGCAAGTTTTTGATTTGCTGTGTGGATGTCTCCGTTAAGTATTTCATTTGTGTATTCCTCGTCATTCATATAGTGTGCTAACATTCTTATCTCTAGACCAGAAGCATCGACACCAAGTAAAACATTCCCTTCGTCTACAATCCAACAAGCCCTACACTCTTGTCCATAAGGACTATGAGAGCTGGGTACTTGTGCCATGTTAGGACTTCTGTGTGTCATTCTTCCGGTGATAGCACCATTAGGTATCACAAAGCCGTGCACCCTACCATCATCTTCAGTTGCGTCCACCCAAGAATCTACTTGAGCTATACGTTTTTGAAGTAATAAGAACTGTGCTATAAGATTAGCTTCATGTATGTGTGTGATTGCTGATAGAGTTTTCTCATCTACTATCGGCTGACCTGTAGGTGTAAACCTATCAGGCTTCCATCCAAAGTCAATAAGGTATTCTCCTATTTGTTTACGCGAACCAAGATTAAACTCTTGTAATGATTGTCGCATAAAAGGATTCATGTTCTGCGTACTAATGCATCTATCATACTCGTCATCAGTAAGACCACGCTTAGATAGTTCACCATCTTTTCTTATGTAAGGGTGTACCATCTTATCGTCTACCCACTTAGGTTTAAACGTACTATGTACCTCGTCTTCTATTGCCTGTTTCTTTTCTCTAAGTTCTGCAAGAAGAAGCAGTGCATGTGAGGTGTGAAACTTAAAGCCGTTAGCCTCTTGTTGTTTCATTATGTCTGCTATTCTTTGCTCTATAGCTATGCAATCTTTACCAAAGCCTTTACTTTCTTTCCTTAACTGATTCAACACAACTCTATTAAGTTTGACATCTCGTATACAATACGTTAGCATGTCCTCAGAATAATTAAGGTAGTCACTAAATTCTATCTTATGATATCCTAGTTTATATCCCCACTTCTCTAAGCTATGACCACCATCTCTGTTAGGATTGAATAGTCTGGACAGTACAAGTGTATCTATTACTGGTATTTTAGAAAGGTCTACATCACTAAACTTATGTACCATAGGTATATCAAATCCAATAATGTTATGACCTATTAAAGTATCTGCTTTAGCTAAAAATCTACAGCCAGTCTGTACCATATCAGGTGGAAAAGTGTAGATAGTTTCTGTCTCTACATCTTGTGCAACGATACAGTGTATCTTGGTCGCGTCTATATCATCTGTTTCTATATCAAATACTAATTCCATTAGAATGCCTCGTCTTGTTTATCATCAAATTCTATGTCATCATTAGATACTTCAGACAATCTGCCTGTATCTGAATCGTACACAACACTACACGCCATACCAACATCGCCTGTGTATCTTGATTTAAGAATACGAAGCTTAGTTGTTCTTGCTTCTTCAGCATCAGGAGACTGTTGATTTCTTTCTAATGCTATAACACAATCAGATAGTTGTCCGATACTATTTGAGCCACGTAGGTGAGACAACGAAACCTCTACACCATTCTCATGTCCTTTGTTACCATCAACTCTACGTAAGTGCGAAACTAAAATGATACCTGCACCTGTCTCTTCTACCAAACTTCTAAGTCTAGTCATAATAGTATCAATGGCTCGTCTTTCATCTCCATCATGTACAGCACTAACTAACATATGTAAATGGTCTACTACCACCCACTTGCAGTCGCACCCTATAATCATAAAGCGTAGCTTGGTAAAGATATCATCAATGTCATTCGTTCCAAAGTGTGAATGCACCCATACTCTATTACGATTTTCTCCGTCATAAAGTATATCAAACATCTTATCCAAGTCTTCTTTAGAAAACTTATCTCTTTCTTCATCAACATATAATCTAGCATTAGCTTCAATAGATAGGATACCATCAATGGTTCTTCTCCAATCTTCTTCTAATGCAATGATACCTACGTTGTCTGTAGTATTCTTTATAAGATGATGCTCTAGTTCCCTAGTTACACTAGACTTACCTAAACCTGTGCCACCCGTGAGAGTAATTAACTCTCCTTGTCTCATACCATATAACTTTTTGTTAAGTCCTTCGTACGGATAAGGTACGCATGGTTTTCTTTCTCTGTTATTAAACTTATCTCTTTGTTCAGATACATTTATAACACCAGAAGGTGTGTAAACTTTGGCTGACCACCAACATTCAACAAACTCTTTGTGTCTGTTGGAACGTAACATATCGTTAGGGTCTTTGAATCCGTGAGGCAATGTAAGTATCTTAGCCTTGCTAGGCTTAAACAATCTAGCAACTTTAATGGCTGCTTCCTTACCCGCCTTGTCATTATCAAATGCAATGATTACATTCTCAAACTCTTCAAAGAATTCTAAGCTTTCTTTAATATCTTTAACTGCACCCTGTGCACCACGCTTAATAGATACTACTGCCCACTTAGAACCAAGTAGTTCGTAAGCAGACATAGCATCACACTCGCCTTCGGTAATAGTAACATACTTACCACCTTTAAATAACTGCTGACCAAACAAACCTGTGTCGTTATACGTTCCGGAAACAAAGAAGTCTTTGCTTACCACGTTACGATACTTGGTAGCTGATAGCTCATGCCCGTTGTAGTATGGGTACAAATGCTTAACTACATTTCCTCTTAGGTCATGTACGCATTTAACTCCATACTTGGTGGCAGTTGCTTGGGTTATCTTCCTGTCTGTAAGAGCAGAAAATTTTCCCTCGTCCACCATATCAGGTTTCTTGGTAGCTGTTGTTGTCGTTGTTTGCATATCCTTTCCTCCACATGCGTTTGTATAACTAGGCATAAACTCACCACAACTGAAACACTTTGCTGAATCGTCTTCGTTGATTCCTACAGCATCGCTGCTGTTACAAAGCGGACAGGGTTGGTGTAGTTTATCCCAAGTTTTATTTTCCATGTTAGCCCTCACTATTTTTAAACGTCTTCCGATGCTTCGTCTTCGTCATCTCCTTCAGGCTCATCGCCATTAGGTGTATCTACTAAAGCTTCTTCAGCATTTTGTAGTAGAAGTTCTAGATTGTTTTGATGTGTACCCGAAGCAAAGTTCAGGGCTTCAACAAGAACATTCAACGTACCTATCTTACTGATAGACATGTTGGCGTTAGCTCTTGCGTCCTCATCCTCAATCATGGTAGTATCATATACTATCTGTCCATCATCTTTTGTAATAGTAATTATCATATTAAAATTCCTCGTTATCTTCGGTGCTATCCTCAGAGTATTCAATTAACTCAGTAACCTTTACTGCTATTAACTCAGCAAACGTACCATACTTTCCTGTATAGGGTTTAATCTTTACAGTTCCTACAGAACCATTACCCACGCTAACATCCAAAGCGTTGCCGTCTCCGTCAACTAACTTAGGTGCAGGGTTGGTAGTCCCATCATGTTTGATGACCTTTCTGCTGAATGAGAATGCAGGTTCATCATACTTAGGTAGACCATCTCTGGTTCTAACTTGCGATAAGCCCACTCCCTCTAACCTCTTTGCAGTTTCTTCATCAGTCAACACCACTACTCCATACTTATGTGGCTCGAACTTAGTGTTCGGTGTGCTGACATTAGCCCACATAAATTTTCCTTCTACATACTCATACATATAATTCCTCCATTGGTTGTATTAAGTTTTGACATTGTAACAAAATCAAACTTGTTTGTCAAGTCTTTTCTGTCTTCTTCTTGCATTGTTTTTATCCCTTGTAAATTGAATAGAGGATTGCAAGTCTTCCCATAACTCATCAAGTGCTT